TAGCGTCGTTTTTTGCCAACGGGAACTCCATTCTTTCCGGCGCGTTGAAGCACCTCTGTTTCACGAAGATCATTTGCGCGGCTGCGGCCGCGCGCGGAGCTCACGCCGCCGAGAATGTCGAGGAAGGTATCAATGACCCGCTGAGCTCGTTGCCCGAAGGCATCAGCGGTAGCGAACTTTTCATCCATGGCCGCAGTAGCCTCACGGACGCGGCCTTCCGCTGCGATCGCAGCGGTTTGAGACTTAAGCTGGTCAGTAGTGACAACGGATTTGTCAGTATCAGCGACGTTTTTCAGAGCAGAAGTATCAGCAAGACGAGCTTGAGCCTCAGCCGAAGCGGTCTGGGCAGTTTGCATACGAATTTGAGAGTCGGCCTGTTCGAGCTCCTTGTTGATACGAACGGAGTCGAGAGCCGAAGCAGTAGAAGCACGGAGGCCCTCACCCACACGCACAGCTTGTTGGGGAGCCCCCGTACCCCCTGAAGGCGTAGAAGCGCCGCCCTTCATGAAGGCGAGCATAGGATTAAGACCGGCCTTCTCCATGTCTGCCATGGAGCGTTGATAGGCCGTGTTGGACATGCGTTCCTGAAACGCGAGGTTGTCCTTGTTGATCTGCCGGTTAGCTTTGTTGGCGGAGCTCTGGGCACCGGCATCGATCGCCGTGCCGATAAGCCCTGCCCCGCCAAGGACTCCGGCAGAAAGTGGATCGATCATCAGAAGTGATCCACAAGCCCAGGCACAGAGTACGTGGGCATAGGACGAGCACACTTGAGGTTGAAGTGGCAATCCAGAAGGAATTCCGGATACGGAGCCTGCACAGCGAGAACACGCTGAATCGGTGGAGCCTCCTGGAGCCAAGTGGGATCGAGAATCTCAGGAACAGCCGTGAACTCCTGGGCCAAATGCCAGATGTCGAGGCTGGTAGTAGCGTCGGACCGGAACTGCCCGGTCACGAGAGACGGCTTGTAGCGATACTCGGCGTAGCGCTCCTGGTAGCCGAAAACCTCGGCGTCGATATCCAGGTTGGCAGGAACACCGTCCCCTTGCGGGAAGAGCTCGCGGTTATAAATCGCCTGCTCGCCCAGGTGTGCAAGAGCGGGCCAGTAGAAATCGTACCGCGTGCGGCGGGACCACATCTTGTTGATGGTCCGCTGGTAGGTCATGTCCGCACGAACGGAGATGAGCCCGAGGATAATGGAGTGTTCCACGAACGAATGGTGGAAACCGATACCCCGGTGCCCGAAGGTCCCCATCGCGGACAGGGTGCCAGGAGGAGAAGGCTGCCCAGAAACAGCGGAGGTCTGGGGAATAGGGGAACAGTTGATCATGGTGGAACCACCACCAATGTACTCCGGCCTCTGAAGCCGGAAGTCCGGGGATACGACCCCGAAATGAGAGAGAAGTACTTCCACGTAGCGTGTGCCGCCGCGGGCGTCACGCTCGAAGAGTTTTTGAAGCTGGAATGCCTCGCGAATTTGATTGATGGTCGCAGCAGTGGCCGTAGAAAGATCCGCGTAGGGAGGAACCGAACCCGAAAGAGCAGCGTACTGCTCAGGCGTTCCGAGAGTGAGGCCGAAACCCTCATACACGTCAGCGTTCCAAGGCGTGTTACCGCCGATGCCGAACCCGCCAGCCGCAAGGTTCTTGGACAGCATCGAGCTCCCTCCGGTGTTACCGGAGTTAATCGTGCCGTAAAGCAGCTCAGCTCCTGAAGACAGAGAATCGTACCCCTGTAGGATCATGCCGCCGTCGTCGGCAGTGCGCAGATCCCCGTAAACGGGAGCCCGAGTCCCAAGAGGAAGAAGAACATCCGGGCCTTTTTGCGGGAACGGAAGAGCAGAAGTGAAGAAGTCGTGCCGCTTGTTGCGTTTTTGAACGACGTAGTCGCCCGGACCGTCAGGACCATCGGAGATGTCCACGGTGAGAGAGTCCTGGGTGTTTTGATCGCGGAACCATTCGTTCCAGATCTTGTAGTAGGCCCGGAAAGGAAGGCAGGAAATCGGGTTCACAGGCTCAGTCGCCGGAGCAACGGTGTCCAGAAGACCAGACACGTTAACGGGAAGGCCCATGTAGTCCTGGAGAGAGCCCTCAGGGAAGAAGGGATCGCCGGGATCAGCTCCGCTGAAAATAGGAACAAGGAAATCAGTAGGATCGTCGGGGTTGTCCTGGGCGCCGTTGAAACGCTCCCAGTTTTCCCAGACGAGCCGCATAGGAACAGCGAAGAAGAAAACATCGGCGTAGATGTTGTCCATGATGGGCACGATCGGAGTCGCTAGACGGCCGAAGGTCGTGAGCTTCATCGAGAAGGTGTCGCCGGGCAAAGCCTCGTCGACGAAAATCGGAATGAGGTCGCCAGAGTTGAACGTTGTCTTGAGGGAATGCGTTCGGTTGAAGCTCGACCGCGGAATATTCGCGGAAGGAATCTCGCTGAAGCGCGGGTTCCGACCTGACGGCAAACGACCCTGGCGACCCCCGAACATTAGCGAGCCTCTTTCAGGGATTCACGGCCCTGGGTCTTATCGACCACAAAAGGAAGCGTCGCCTGCTCTGCCGGGGAACGCTTGAAGGATAGTGCATCGCCCAGGTTCTTGATGTGATCGGAGGGAATGAGTTGCCCGGTTTCCTGATCGAGCTCGCCGAGCTCGAAGAGAGTGAAGTCCCCGGGGTGCCGACAGAGAGCGCTTTCGGGGTTGTTCACAACCTCCTCGAAGCCGCGAATCGCCTGCCCCGTGTGTTGCAAGAAGTGAGGCGAGACAAAAGCCTCGATTTTGGAATCGCGTACCGCGAACAGTTTAAGCTTGGCCATCTTCGTATTTCCTTCGGAGAGCGGAATTGACAGTCAATTCCTTGTGAAGCCGACGAGCTTTCATCCGTGTGCGTGTCGGCGGGTCCTTCTGAGCGGCCTCCATGCCGCGCTGTTTTCGCTTCTCTTTAAGCTCAGCGAGAATATCGGGATCAGTCAACTCGAATCGCGAGTCGTAGAAGCGCGGAGGACGCATGATGCCTCGATTGGGCATGACGACCTGGTCGGACGGGTAGATGTCAGACTTGAATTTGTCGTAGTATCCCGCGCCAATTCCGGGCCGACGGGACATGGTGGTGTACTCGGGAAGACGAGAGCCGTAGTGATCAGCCTTGAGCGGGCCGGTGATCTTTTTTGTGACGTAGCGTGCTATGTAAGCGGCGGACTCGAATGTGAGCTCGCCGATCGTAGAGAAGCCATCAGGCCAGAGCTCGTCGAGAGTTTCGGAGATGTAGAGGGTGTCACCACGAGGGGTTTTCTTAAAGAACTTGCGATCAGACGCAAAGTCTTCGCCGAAGAGAGCGCAGTGGTAGTGAGGACGAGAACCTTTCTCGCCGTATTCACCGCAGTGGAAGAAGCGCACCTTTTGACCTGGGGAATCGTAATCGAGCTTAGCCCGAAGTCGTTTCATGAAATCTTGGAAGTGAGCTTTGACCAGGGTACCTCCCTCGGGGAGAGAGTGAGGATCATAGGTAAGCGTGAGGAACGAGGCTTTTTCGTGAAGTTGAGCCTCGTGAACTAGACGAATCGCCCATTGCCTGGAGCGTTCTAAGCGGCAGCCGATGCATTGGCCGCAGGGCAGTTGAAGAGCGTGGTTGTGGTTGCCAGAAGAAGGCGTAAAGACTATCTTGGACAAGTCTTTCTTAGCGCGCCAGGCGCGCAGGGGGCGGTAACAGGCCATCTGTTATCGCTCCTTTCTTTTTTGGGGTGTTTGAATCTAGAGACGAATGCCGCCACGCATGGGGCGCGTTCTACGGTTCTTTCGGTGCACCTTGGTGCCCTTCCGGAAATTGCGCTTGGACCTTTTGCGCGAGAGCTTCTTACGAAATGCCATGTTGGCTCCTTCTAGCCCTCCTTGGGGCTGCATCAGGCCCCCGTCGGTTTGCGAGGGGGCACTAATGCCACCCGCTACGGAGGACCAGTTCTATGATCAAACTCGAACTCACTAGCCTTGAAGCTCTCGCCACCTACCAAGCGCTCCTGAACCAGATCAGGGCCATGGAGGAGAGCAACCTCAAGAAAGCCTACGAACGCGACATGAAGGCCCTGGAAAGCGTGGCGGCACAGCTCCGGGACCAATTCAAACACCTCTAGGAAAGGGGAAGAGTGACAGGCCCGGCATCGAGCCGGTTCCTGTCACTCAGCACAGTTACATCAAGTGGGTAACTGTGCTGACGTCGGCGCCGCTACGCGTCACCTCCTTGGGGAGAGCCCTCTGGGCTCGAATTTTTTTTCGCCGCCGGGGCTGCCCGCCCCTTCGTGGATGACGCGCTGCTCGGGTCATCCTTGGACGGCTGGTTGGGGTCTGGCTGGCGAGGGGGGAGCTCCTTGAGCGTGGCAAGGCCCTCCTCGACCATGAGTTTTTGCAGAGCCGGATCAGAGAGTCGGCGAAGGAACTCGCCGGGATCGTTAGCGCAAGCCTGACGGATACGCGCTGGGAGCTGCGAGAAGAGATCCTGGGTGTGATGGACATGCTCCAGGGCAGTCTGGAAATCGGGAACGTTCGAGAAGTCGCCATAGCGAGGCTTCCGCTCCGGCGGAGGCAGAGCGCCGGCACGTCTCGCACGTTCCACGATGACGTTGATGTTGGATTCACGCTCGAAGCTTTGTTTAGCGGCCTTGCCGCCCTTGAACTCGAGCTTGGGACGTGTGCGGTCCGAGAACGGGTTAGGCCAGAGATCAGTGTTGCGAGCCTTAGCGTCGTTTTTTGCCAACGGGAACTCCATTCTTTCCGGCGCGTTGAAGCACCTCTGTTTCACGAAGATCATTTGCGCGGCTGCGGCCGCGCGCGGAGCTCACGCCGCCGAGAATGTCGA